AATCTCTCTCCCCGCGCTCAGCTGGCTCGGCGGCGTGTAGTGACGATCATCGGCTTGAGCCGCGGCTTGGCCGGCATGGTGAGGGCGGTGTGCGTGGCTCCGGCGGCGGCGTAGACCGCGTCGACGTGCCCGACACCACCGCGGCGGGCGAACCGCCACCCGTCGCCCTGGGTGTACTTCGACGCCCCGGCGACCTGTGCGTCCAGGAGCGGGTCGCCTGGATGCACGATTCGGCGGGCGGCGACCAGGTCGGCGAAGCTCATGCACGCCTCGACTACGTCGGCGCCGGTCAGCTCGACGTTGTCCCACGTTGGCCGGCGTTGGGTCTTGGCTGGTTTGGGCGGTCGTAGGACGGGTGCGATGGCGGCGGCCGGGCCGGAGGGGAACCAGGCGACCGCCCGGGGGCTGATGCGGGCGAGGAGGTCGGGCAGTCCGTCTCGGGCTTCCTCAGTGGTGGACCAGGCGGCGACCGGCTCGATGAGGACCCGGCCGCCGGACGCGGCGGCGGCGAGCAGGGTGACGTGGGCGCTGTCGGGGGCGACGTCGACGCAGACGACGACCTGGTCCCGGAGTGAGTCGAGGGTCATCGCCGGGTCCCGGCACGCCTTCCACGCGCTCGGGTCGATCGCGCCGTCAAGGGAGTCGACGCGCTGGCAGAGCACCTCGGTGCGGAAGACGGCGGGCGGGTCGGTCGCCATCGCGGACCGGATCGCATGCTCGGAGATCGTGTGCCCCAGCCCCGGGTTGGCCTGGGCCCACGCCTCGCGGTCGTCGAGGTCGCAGCCGTCGGGGGCGGACCACTCGAACAGAGCGAGGCTGGGGTCGGTGCCGGCCAGCGCGGTTGCGCGGAGCTGGTTCAGCACGGCGGACGAGTCGTCACCGGCGTTGGAGATGCCGACGATCAAGGCGTTGGGCCGGGCGATTGTGGTCTTCGACAGGGCGGCCCAGGCCAGCCAGTCCCGGTGTTCGCGTAGCTCGTCGAGGACGAGCAGGTCGACGGACAGGCCGCGGCCGGCGGATCGGGTGGCGGCGGCGATTCGGTAGCGGGCGCCGTTCGTTAGCCGTAGCTCCTGTTCGCCGTTGGTGCGCCGGACTGTCTCGATTTCGGCCCGCAGCTCGGGGTCGGATTCGGCTAGCTCGACGGCGCCGGCCCACGACTCGCGGGCGATGTCGAGGGACTGTGCGGCGCCGAGGATGAGCCGGACGTGGCCGAGGTACATCAGGAACAGGCACAGCGTCTTGAGCAGGTGCGTCTTGCCGTTCTGCCGGGCGACCAGGGTGATGATGGTCCGGAACCGGAACCCGCCGCCGGGCAGCAGCTCCAGGGCGTGGATCAGCCACCACTTCTGCCAGGGCAGCAGCTCCATTCCGAGCATTTCCTCGGCGAACTCGATCGCGGCGTACCCGAGCGTGGTCTTGCGGGTCAGCTGCCGCAGTGGCGGCGGGAACAGCCGGGGCTGTTCACGCCCCGTGAGCGGTGCGGAGCCGCGCGAGCCTGCCTTGGCCGGCACCCTGCGTACCTCCCTTCCGGAGGGCGGCGCGGGCCTTCGGCGTGGCGCCGAGGGACTCGAGGACGGCAAGGAGCTTCGGGCCGAGGGTTTCCAGCACAGCCTGGGCGTCGACGGCGGCGGCGAGGGCGGCGACCCGCTTGCCAAGGTCCTCGTCGTATGGCAGGTCGGCGAGGTCGGCGGCGATGAGTGCGGCGTTGTCGATCGTCTCGGCGTACCGGCGGGCGAGCCGGGCTGCGGCTATGTCCTCGTCGGCGAGGTCGAGGTGGCGCAGCATCTCGGCGACCGCGGGGGCGAGTAGGTCGTCCGCGGCCCGGAG